ACACCTTGGTTATCTTTAAGCCAACTAGAGTCAATCTGCTTCTCATACCCACTGACATAATTATGTAACAAGTTAAACTTCTTTTTTATAATACCACCATGAAGACCCTTCATATTGTGTAGCTGTTCGCTAAACGATTTGTATGTACCTAATAGTATTAGGAGGTCTATTTGTTCTTCTTTATTTAGTGTCATTCTTTTCTACGTCTTTACTTATTTCTATAGCTCTATCTAAAACATCCTTTCCTATAAAGTCTTCCACGTACTTGAGGTACGTGTCAGCCACACCTATCTTATCTTTCTTATAAGCCCTAGTGTAATCTGTATGGAACTTAATCATTGATAGTTTAATGTTTGTAATCTCATTATTAGTTCTCTCTATGGAGGCTAAAAATTCTGGGTGTTTCTTAAGGTCTCTTCTTAACCTTCTAGTTTTACTTGACATAATTCTTCCTTTTAATAAACATCATTTGACATACACAGATACTTTAACTTTACTATATCTGTAACTTTTATTTCTATATCGTTACTAGACTTGTGATTAATCCTCAACCTGTTAATGTACTTAGGATTATCGCTCATCTTCTTTGGGTCTAGCTCAGTTGACGTAGTTTCAATCTTAGCTTCATTCCACTTCTTTGAGGGTTTGTAAACTCCCTTAACATACCTCACAGTCCTCCACTGATAATGTATTATGACGTGGTATATTTCTTTTCTCATTGAGCTAATGACTTTATACTTAGCATCTTGCCTTTGCTTTGACTCAGCTTACCTTTAAGCATTGCGTTCTCTTTTCTCAACTTCTTTATTAGAACTTCTTTATCTTCATCGCTAAAGTCTATGTGTTGATGAGACCATCTGTTCCCATCTATCATAGCTCTAATAATATCTACCAAACTTTCAAACAGTTCTTTGTAGTGTGGTTGATGTATAAGTACAGACTCGTGCAACTTCATGTAGTGTATTATAGTTGCGTGATTTTTATGGAACATCTTACCTATTGTAGAGTATGATATTACTAGGTTTCTCCTGATAGCATTTGCTATAGCTGAGTTTGTCTCCACTAGCTTTCTCTTCCTAGTTCCTACCATAAACTCACTTATGTTTTGAGACTCGTAAGCCTCCATGAATACAGCCTTTATCGCTTCAAGCTCATCGCTTGGTATGGGTAGCTTATCAAAGTGCTCTGTTGTTTTAGTATATGCTGTCGATTCCATCTGTCTCTAGTTTGTTTGATAATTCGTATTCCTTTAGTTTGTTCAATGCTTCTTCATACTTAGAGTGTACGGATAGCATATCTGCCTGAGCCTCAATAGCTCTCTCCTTATATGCTTGCATACTAAAATGCACTCTCATAAAGGTAGCTCCTGCGTCAGTCATTAGTTTCAATCTACTCTTCCTGCTCGCTATTAGTTTGTGGTTGGGATTCTTGGACTCAAATTCTTTGAACTCCTTATCCATCTCTATAACCATATCCATGAAGTTATTAAATAACTGCATGCTCTGTCTTTCTTCTTCGTTAGGCTGTGCTTCCCTAACCAAGTTTAATGCTTTCTCTATCAGTTCCATATTACAATTCATCTGTTGAGTGCCACATGTCATCATCTATATCTTCCATTTCAATGAGTGGTAGTGTTTGCTCAGGTTGTTCTTCTAGTGGGTCGTAGTACATCATAGTCTTAGGATTGTAGGCTCTGAACCTGCATATATCTTTAGAGTATGCTAGTATTACTGGGCTGTCATCATTCGTTGGAGTACCAACTAACTTCTGAAACTTAATCTTTCTTACGTGTATCTGAGTCTTATCCCAGTCTTCTGAGTTCGGATTCCTGTGTATGGTAAGGAAGTTATCACTCCTATTAGCCCATACTCCCCCTCCCTCTGCGTCATACATTCCTGGCGGTCTGGTAGAACCATCATCAGAAACAAGCCTAGACTTGGCAGATATAGAGTGAGTAGATATAATAAAGTGCAAGTCATACTTAGCCTTGAACCTTCTTATAGCCGCCAAACTTTTATAGATAAAGTCATACATTATAGCCGTATCAGGTTTGCGTAAATCATTCCAAGGGTCTATAACACAACCATCAATCTGCTTCTCGTAGCATAATCTTTCAAACTCTCTAAGCAAGTCTGTAGTGGTAGGTGTCTCCTCAAACTCCAAGAAAAAGAAATGCTCAGTGATAAAGTCAACAGACTTATCAAGCCTACTCATACTCATCCTACCTAGGTTATCTTTGTCAGCAGTTCTACCACATAACATCTCAGCAAGTTCTATGATTATATCTCCAACAGGAGAGTTCTCAGGAGAATATACTGCCCACTTCCATCCGTACTTCTTACTCATAAGTAGCATTAGATAGAATAAGAACGTACTCTTACCTCTATTGGCTAGACCAGTAATGATAGTTAACTCCTTCTTCCTCATTGTGAAGTGAGGGTCAAGAGATGCAATACCAGTGCTAAGACCTTTAGTGTAACCTTCGTTATAAATTCCAGATATGTAGCTCTTTATATCCTTCTTAGTCTGTAGCTTTGCAGATACATACTTGTCGTTTTCTAAGCTCATATTGTTTATTTATTTGATAGGTTGCTACATCTAAGTTTTTGATTAAGTAAGTTGTAAACTTTTTCGGCTTGCTCTTCGCTGGCATATAACTCCTCTATCGGTTCTTTCATACCCGATAATCTTATCACTACTTTAGTGCCGTCTGTATGGAAGTATAGTATCCTTGTTATGTCGATAGTAACTCCCTTATTTATTTTTACAAAATTCATATCGTACTTTCATTCGGTTAAAAAAAGGAGGGGCGTTAACCCCTCCATCAAGTATAGGTATTAGAATGGCAGTCCATCATCTGCTGGTTCAGCAACTGCTTTCTTTTCAGTAGGCTTCCAAGTATCTACCTCAACGTAGTGAGTCTTACCATACTCATCAGCTCCACCTTTCTTCTTTGCAACTTTTAGTTTGATGTACTTCTCTCCGTTGTACTCATAGATGTGTTGCTTAGCATCTCCATTTAACTTAGATAGGTTCACTGAGAACTCTACTAAATCTCCATCGAACTTTTCAGTTCCGTTTCCAATGTAAATCTTTTCTTTACTCATGGCTTAATAAAATAATTGTTTAAAAGTTTTCATTCCCATCTGGTTGTCAATTAAGTCTGCGATGTACATAGCTTGCTCTACTGAGAATAGCTTTGGACTGTTCACATACTTTCTTAGAGTTGGGTAGGACATGGGAATATCGTTCCTCTCCATCCCTAAGTGGATACCTCTCATCGAGATTTCGTTTTCTTGTAATATGTTTTTTAAATTGTTCACAATAATGTTTCTTTAATTAAGTGTTCCTCTACAGGATATTCGTTATCTATAAAGAACCTTCTGTAAGTCTCTAGTAAATACTTATATTCCTCTCTACCTCTATTCATAAAATCATCACTCGCATAGAATATAGACACGTTGTATGGCATCTCCTTTTCTTGAGTTATGAATATAAACTCATCACAGTCAAAGCCATCAGAGTAGAATGCTGACTGCCTATCATAACCATACTTCTTGCAAGAGTTTGAGAAGCCATAGTAACTTCCATCTCCTGTAGTCTTCAAGTCTATGAGTGTTCTACCATTACGATAGTCTGCCTTACCCTTGCAGTAGACCCCAGTGTCATCATCTTGCCAAGCGTTAGCTATCTCCCTCTCTCCTTCCGACACTAACAAATCTCTTACCTCTCCATGAGAGAATAGTATATCCTGCATACGCATTATCCTATCATACTCCTTCTGTAGTATTATGGTAGGTGCGTCAGGATTGTTAGATTTAAACTCCTTATACCCTTTGGTAGTCCTTGTAGCTGAGTCGAACACCTTAACCTTATCGTTAAACTCGTTAGGCTCTAGCATAGCTACGTGGTAGGCTCTACCAAATATCATAGGCATAGTCTCTGTCCTCAGGTGAGGATTATCTCTCATCATTTTGTAGGTTCTAACATCCTTCTTTATTAACCCTAACTGCGAGTTCGTTACAAACTCGTAGTCAGAGTAATAGAAAGAGTCATCCTCAAGTTTAGAGATTAACTTATGCAAGGACATTTAAGCTCTCTTTAAGTTTCTTAGATTGAGATGCAGTCAGCACATAGCCATTCATCTTCTGCCTAACAACCTCGCCTTTACCATCTTCGATAGCCTTAATCATAGCATCCATCTTTTCTTTAGATAGCTTAGGCTTAGACGTAGCTTTAGCTTTAGGTTGGTTACCCTTAACCGCCATGTTACCATCATCATCCTCTCCAGTAATTACACCAACAAAGGATGCTAATGCGTATCTCCTTGCGTATGATATTGCAGAACCTACACCATGTGCATCTTCCTTTGAAGGGATGTAACATGTAGATGATACCCACTCGCCACTTGAATGCGATAGTACAGTAGTAACACCTCCAACCTCTGTAGGCATTTGAATTATAGCTAACTCGTTCTCTGCTAATAGCTTACGTACTGAGTCCCATACTGAACCTAAGTCAGCATAGCTTGATTTGAAGAAAGGGTTCTTTGAGTTTTCTTTAGCAGGTCTTAGTTGAGCCTGCACTTTTGATAGGGCAAGGGATAGCTTGCCGATTGATTCGGATTTTTCCATGTTGCTTTCTTTAATTTAATTTAAGTTTCTGTTTACAAATATAAAAAATATTTCTAATCCAGCCAAAGGGTTTTAGAAATAATATCACTAATGTCCTTGAGGTTTTTACACTTCATATAATCTTCCTGCTCCTCAAAGTAGGATATTAAATATTCTAGTGTTATCTCAACGTCTTCTTTTTCTTCTTTGTTTAGTGTTATGTTTTCGTGTCCTACAAGTTCCTCTATCTCCATGAGGTCTTTATACATTTCTTCTTCTGTTGTCTTTTTACTTACTGCCATCTAGTTTATTTATAGTGTATGGTAATGTTATGTATCTCCCACCACTGCTGTTTGAGTTCTTAGGGCAACCCTTCCCAGTGATTAAAGAATACGTATCGTCTAAAGATATAGAAATTTCCTCATCTTTATATGCTACATCATCATCAATAATGCTTAGTTCACTTTCTGGGGCAGAGTAAAGATACTTATCTCCTAAGAATACACTATACATATTCTCCCTGTAGCTACCTTTGTTTGTTCTTTTTTCTTCTAATCTTAGCTTCATCGTAGTTACTTTTTATTATTAATAGTATTGCTATTGCAACTATTGTTAGTTCCATTTTGTTTTGATTTACTCAGTTCCTTCTCTAGTTCTTTTACTCTTTTTTCTAAGGCTTCAATCCTCAGCTCCTGAAATTCTTTAGTACTCATTACTATATATCTTTAGTGTTCTGTTTAACATTGTTTCTATCTCGTCATACTTATCGTTGAAGTATTCTTGAGCCTCGTCGTGGTACTCTCCATCATTCCATATATCTTCTATATTGAAACTTTGTTCTACCATCATGTGTGCTATATCAGAGATAAACTCCATATAGTCTGAATTGTTTACGTGTATTTTAGTCATCTTAATCTTAGTTAACATTTAGTGTTAATTGTTATTGTAACTCTACTGTTGTGTATACGTTAAATATTTCATAGTAATCCCCTACGTGAGAGTGTATCTCGTTATCTTCTCCTACGCAGACCATCATCCTACCATCTCCATTGTCCTCAACGCAATCGTAAGGTTTATCTATAATGAAGGAATCTACTGCACTTACATCGTCATAATTAGGATACCACTTAAGGTGGCAACCTTCATATACTATATACTCTACATCACAATGTGTGTGTTCTTTTTTACTGAAGGCGTCTTTAAGGCTATGCTCATTCATAATAGCATCTAACTCTGCTTCGTCTTTCTTTGGTACTGCTATGTACACTTCGCTTCTGTATCCCATAATTTCTAGTTTTTTTTAACGTGTTCTTTAATTTTCTTTTATTGCTTGTTGTGTTTCTTGGATAATCTCTACGTGCTTCTCGTTATCGGGATTGAACTTCCCCTTCTTATATATAGTATACTGATATTCCTCATCAGCCATCCTATCCCTCATCTCCCTCTCTACGTTTACACCTTGCATGAAGGACTCTGCCATCTGCATAAATAAATCTTTAGTTTTTCCCATACTCTTAGTTATTTAGATTAAAGTTATTAACAATGATATTGTTTACTTGATTACTAGTATAATTATCTGTAGCTTTGAGCATATTCTACTACGCATTTATTAGTAGTACAAACTACAATCATATCTGCCACCACAAGCCCCACCTAAAAGGGGCGTAGTGGTAACAAGGTAATAGACACACAGTGAATTAGCGATAACTATATTCAAAATCTTTTCCTCTTTTTTTTTAATTATTATCCTTATTTATTTCTTCCCTTTCTTTTATTGCGTGTAACAATCTCCAATTCTCGTCGTTGGTTCCGTTATCTTTTATGTAGTCGATTAACTCCTGCACTTTATTGCAGTCATTAATCTCCTTATTCCAATCTACATTTAAGTTTAGTGGCATACGTATCATCTTAGATTGTAAGTAGCCTATCGTTAAGTACATTCCCATAGTCTTTATTTTAAGTATTTCTTTATAGTTAATTCCGTTCCAAGTCTAGCCCTCTCGTTTATCTCAGCGTTAGATATTTGTATTTCGTGCTCCTCTTTAGCAATGTCGTATACTATTAAGTATAGACTCCCGTCAAATACCCTATGCTTTATATCGTACATAGTGAACCATAAACTAGCCATTGATAATTTTTCTTTCTTACTCATAACAATCTTTGCAATGTTGATAATCATGGTCGCTATCTGCAACCTCGTCTTCTGATACCCAAGCACCACACAAGGTGCAAGGGATTTCTTTTATGTCTTCGGGGTTCATCATATCTCTATCGTTTTGTTTCCACAAAGTTAGTAAATTATTTTCTAATACACAAGGACTTTTGTAATTATTTTAATCCTCTTAGTCTTCTGTACGTTACCCATACTATTGCCTGTACTTGGTAAGGTTTGAGATTGTATTTCTTTGCTACCTTTTGGTATGCTTTCTCGCTATCTCTGTATCGTTTCTCAGTTAGGGCAACCGAACCTCCTTCGTATACGTTGTTCGCTCCTTTGATGGCGTGCCTATCTATGGTTACCTCTTGACTATCTAGGTCGTATATATTGTAGAAGAAGGACTCAGTTTTATACCCTGTCTTACCTCTAAGGATTGCTCCCACATTAGCCTTTGTTGGTCTCTCTAGGTTGAATATCTCTAAGGCTTTGCGTACATTGTTCTTATACGTTCCGTACTTACCCGACATAGCATCATCGTTTATAGCTAGGGCTATAAAGTTATGTGCGTCTACCTTGTTCCTATCCCAATTAGTTGCAGGACTCAAGGCTGATATTATACCCGCTACCTTGCAGGGACTATCTATCCCGAACATATCGCTTAAGTGGTGAGCGTAGGTATTTGCTTCTTTGTACCAATTACCTCCATCTATCTTTTCAGTATCCGAAGCCCCTTTGAATAGGGCTTCGATATGCTTTGCTTGTGTTTGGATTGTCTTAAACTTCATAACTTATAGTTTTAATGTTATTGTTACTCTTACGTCATTGTCTAGCTTGTACTCTAGGTGGAAACTTTTCAGATTACTATCGTTGTAGGTCATCTTTAGCTTTGTTACTCTCTCAATATCGCTTATTAATTTTGAACTTGCTTCGCCTATAAAATGTACACTTCTATCCTCCATAGTTACATAATCAAAATCATTGTCTTCAATCATTATCTTCATCCATGCAGTAGTGTTAATTGTCTCGAATGCTCTCATAGTTTTTTTGTTTTATGGTTAGTTGTTTAGTTTAAGAATAAGTCTGCTAAAAATTCTATTTGTGCTTTACATTTCTCTTTCTTTCCTTTCAGTCCGAAGTACTCTTTAAGGTCTTTCAGTCTCCAGTTTTTATGTGGCTTCATGCCTAGGCAAAACAATCCTATATCTCTTTTACTTACTATCAAATTGTATACTCCCATATTACTATCCGTAGTGTTTATTTTTAGGCTCTTGTTTAAGTCTTCGATAAATCTTGTATCATGTTGTATGTCAGCACAATACATCAAATCTTTTATAGTGAATAGCTCTGAGTCTACTTGCACTTTTCTGTCTAGTATATTCATAGTGTTTTACTGGTTTACTGGTTTACTGGTTGGTATGTTTGTTGTTGGTTGGGTGTTTAAGCCCTCTCAGCCCTTATCTCTAGGCTTTGATATAGTTGTACATATTACTTGCAATCCTCTCGCATTTGGCTATCCTAGACCC